TTCAAGATGATTACACCGTCATTGTTTGTGACGAATGACTAGACGTCAGGGAGTCCCTCTCCTGTTCGGACCTCGCCGAAGCGCAGAATACGCTTGGGCAACGTACGGCGGTTCATTATCAAGAACTCGTCGTAGCCGGACAGTGGTTTCGCGTTCCGCCAAAGTTTGGTGTTGGCGCGAAGCACTTGTTCATAATTTTTACGTATGAACATGGAGGGGTGAGTCTCCAGATATCTGGTTCTCTCTTCTTCGCTTTTCATTGATTTTATTATTTTTATTTCTTTTTTTGAAATTTTATATTTTTTGTTTTTGTGTGTTATTATTCGTTGATAAAATTTCGTCCGTTCGAAATCCTTCTGGTCTTCAAAGAGATCTTGAATTCTTATCGAACGATCGAACAGTAAACTCACAACCATTCGACCATAGACGGTATCATATTTATCAATGTCATCCTCATCTTCTGTCTCAACCCAGTGTAATTTAGCTTCAGCCGCAAGTGCGGAGATCCGATCCTCAGCCAGCTTATGTGTATTCCATGCAACGTTGGAGAATTTAGCAATTTTTACTTTACCTTCGGAAATCTGCGTTTTCAAAAAGTACGCTTTCTTTAAGTCAAGTACCGTGGCTTTCTTTTCCTCACCGGATCTATTAATATATTCCGGTAATCCCAAACCACCCAAATCTTCATTGATGAACCATGGGACGTGAATCGACGTCAACAAGTCATAATGCTCGTCGACGAAGAGACTCATCACCTTGTCGTGCAACCACGAGGGTGCAGTTTCGACAAGTTCGATGGCGCGGGCGCCGATCGTTCCGGTTCGTTCATCAAATTCTGAAAGACTGGTCAGCTTGGAACCGCCAGCGTCAGATCTCTTTAATCCTCTCACCAAACCAAAATTCACATATCCAACCTGAATGTACGGATTCCCCAAAATCTCAGTCATTGGCAATCCCTCAACAGAATAGTTAAGTTTATAATAATCGTTAGGACTATATTCATAAGATTCAGATGCCCCCGTCGGGATGACGGGAACGGCCTTATTGTCATGAATATTGAAATCCAAAACTGTCGTATCAACCACCGTATGTCGCTTCTCAGTACCATCCTCATTCTCGACCTGATCGTAATCATAACGAAACATAGTCGAGTTCATCTCGAGGAAGGTTGCAGAGAAATAAGTTTTACCAACAGATTCAGATAGTCCCACGAATTTAGTAATTCGCTGCCATAATAAGTAACTAAGATAATTACACTTCATCACCACATCGTCACCATTGAAGGAAAACGGTCCCTTACTCAGAGAGATGGACCGCCCCGAGGCTGTTTGACCCGACCCGGATAATTCGAACGCATAACGGCACATAGCCGCATTGGCGATACAAAGTATCGGGAACGACGTGATGGACCCCATCAACTGACCGTGCTGCTGCGGAAGTTTTGGCAGCTCCCGTTTTGCGGGACCGGATTTACCAATATCGATGACGTGATGGACGAGCGAGGCAACAAACATGGTGAGCTCAATCGCAGTGAGGCCTATCGTATCCGATATGCACTCAGCGATAAATTGCGAGACCCATGGTTCGAGCTGATTTGTGGCGTCCTTGTAGTCGCCACTCAGAAAATACTCGTCGTCTTTAATACGTCGACCGAGACACTCAATGAGATACTCGGCGGTAATTGGTTCACCGGTGAGACGAAACGCACGGTTGCGTTTGAGCGTTCTCCACAGAAAACGTTGTAACGGCTTAAGATAGGTGTACAGGAAAGGGGGTCCCTTTGATATCACGCGAGCTTTAAGAGCCTCAGACAGGCCGACGAGTTTTACGTCGAGCATTTCTGTCGATGCCTCCTGAAGCAGACGGTCGTAATACAGACTAAATAAATGGTCTATACGACGCACATCGGCGACGGGCTGCGGATTATCATACCCGAAAACGGGCTCCTGAGTGATGACGAGAGGTCGGAGATTGTCCATACGAAGACACATACCACTATCAAACTTTGGTGGTTGGCTGACAGAATACAGCATCATCGGACGATCGTCATCGCGCTTATCGAACAAAGTTGAATTAAAAATTGTCCCAATGGCGCCACCTTTATCCAGCGTATTAATGTAATTTGCGGAGGTTGAGGGGAGGAATGGAATGACTCGATCACACAATTCATATTTTTTGTTTCCGAATAGTTCTTTCACGGTACGTGCGAGTTCTCGTTTTATAATGTCCCTATTTATCTCAAAATCACCAAAATGTAACTTTGCCATCGGTTGCGGTCGGAAGACCTGCGTGACGGCTTCAATACATTCTTGAAGATGTGCGGCGTGTTCCTTGGCTTCGTCCGAATATGCCGGGTTCTTAAGAACCTCGACTTTATCGGCTTCAACCAAATCATATGCCACGACGTAATCAAAGTAATCTCGATTTATACGTTCATTATATACAAGATCTCCTATCCAGACGTGTTGTCGATTTTCTTGTTTTTTTATTAGTGTTTTATATGTATCCAACACAGCTTTTCTTACGAAATCGTCACCAGGTCGCGGCATCCCCTTCTTCAACTGTTTGATCGTGCAACAGAACTCGAAACGAGTCTGTGTCGGCCAAACGTCCCACACCTTATTCAACCATCGCATGGCGCGACCACCCAACAGAACGTCGGGATGGTCGCCGTGCTGATCGTGTGAAAACGGGTGTTTCGGAAGGACCAGACCTAAACGAACCGAAAAGAACGCATTTAATTTATATTTAAAATATGCGATCCACGGCTCGGGGCCCGGAATCAGGGTTGTCATGGCTGCCCAGTGTTCGACAGTGTGTTTGATATCATAATTTTTTGTTTTTTGTTTGTTTTTTATAATTGTTTTTATTTGTTTATTGATTTTATCTTCATCGATATCAAGATCCAGATTGACGGGAGGAACATCAGGGATGTCACTCGAGCAAGTCTGAAATCCGAATAGGATAAAGACGCGAAGGATGAGAGTTGCGCATTCGTTGATAACGGAGAGGGACGCCAACATGTTTGGCGGTGCTACCTCTGAGGGAGTTTTCGCAAGGACGTGCTTTACGTCCATGTGATCGCTTTCTACCATAGCTTTGGAATCTGTGCCCAGGCAGATTCCGGAGGTTTCA